GTTATTGGTTAATACAGTATAATTTGAGCCAGATTTATATGCAAACAAACTACCTGCTTGTCCAAATTGTTGAGCAGACCATAATGAACTCCACGCACTCGGCACTACTCCGAGACCGAGGTTGCCAGTTCCTGTTAGGCACATAATTTCAGTAGGAGCACCATTATTCCAAACAAACCTTTGAGTTGTTGTTGAATTAAATCCAAACTGAAATCCGTTAACACTATTTTGAAATGTAATTAATGCAGCATTGCTTATAGAAGTATTACCAAGTTTTACAATATTTCCACCTATGTCTTCTAAATTACTATTCCCTATCGCACTACCACTTGTCCACTTAGGTAGGTAGTTGGTTGTTCCACTACCTGTCACACCTGCATCGCTATCATTGACCCAATTAGTGCCGTTGTATTTTAGCACTTGACCATTGGATGGACTTGTTAATACAATAGGCATTGTAAGCAACGATCCATCACCCCTTAAAAGTTGTGATGTTGTTCCACTTGCAATATACTTTTGGAAGCGAGTATTGTTAGTTCCATTGCCTATATATAAATCAAATGTATCTGTTGTAAATAATGGCTCACCTGCTACCGCAGTTGGTATTGTTGCAACTAAACCCCTTTTAAATCTTAATGTATTTGCCATATATCTTGTATTATCTTATTTTAATTACCAAGTTCCATAATCACCAACATCCCAAGTCCTATTCGCACTCAAGTCATAACTCACATCATTTATAGTAAGTGTGCGTGTAGTTGGGACTTTATTGTTAAATGTAGTCCAATCAGCACTACTTAACGCACCCCTATTTGTTGCTGATGCAGTTGGAAGGTTAAATGTATGTGTGTCTGTTACTGAACTAATCGCAAAGTCTGTTCCGCTTGTACCCGTTGCAAAGTATTGTGTATTTGCAGTAAGTCCGTTTAGTGCTGCAATACCTCCTGCAAAGGTTGTAATAACCTCGCACAGATGACTATTCTCTGTATGTAATCTTGCTGTTCTGCCACCGCTATTATCTACTATATAAACCCTAATAGCTAACCTATCAGAAGTTAATAAAACTGTTTCGGGCACTGCTAAAGAAGTGAGGTATAAATCTATTGTAGTACCTCCTGTGATTTCTTCAGGTACAGCAGATGAACTTGCAATGCTTGTAAAAGTTGTACCATCATATTTTAATAGTTCAACATAAAATTTAGTATTGCCACCACTTGAACTAACATTGAAATACATCTCAAAGTTCCACGCACCGCCAGGAATCAATAATCTATTTGGATTAGCTACATCAGTTAAGAACTGTGCAATCAATCCATTACCCACTAAAGCAAAGTCTGTTCCTGCACCAATGACAGCACTATTTGCCATCTGCTGATATCCTGCAACACTTGCTGCAACACTACCATTTAAATAATAATTAACAGAAGAACCACCACTTGAACCACTTGGTAAGGTTGCTAATTGACCATCTCCACGAATATATTGAGAAGAAGTACCGACTGCTGTTACCGCTATCGTTCCATTGCTCGTTAAGGGTGAATTGCTGACCCCAAATGCTGAAGGCATAGAAAGACCAACCGATGTTAGTCCAGAATCGCTATTATTTACCCAAGCAGTTCCATTATATTTAAGAACTTGACCATTTGTTGGACTTGTTAAAGTAACATCACCAAGTTGAGTCAAAGTATAATCACCTTCTTCAGCAACTACTGCGCCAGACCTACCAAATACTGATGTAACTGTATTAGGTTCAATAAATGCTCTAAATGATCTATTTATTCTCACCAGGTACCAAAATTAATTGATGAAGTTTTAGTCCATAACCCAGTACTTGAAATATATTGCAACACATCACCATCAGATGCATTTAAAGCTGAAACATCATATAATGTACTTAAATAATTTTTTTCAGCATAATCCATTCTTATATACACAGGAGCATTTTGCTGCCCACCAATTGTAACATTAGTAACGTCATACGTTACTTTAATTATTGGGTTAGTAACGCTATATACTATTTTTATAAATGTTGCCATCTATGATGTTATTTGCGATTCAACTTGCACAAATCCTTGCATCCAAGTATATGAATTAGTAGAAATTCCTACTTGTAATTCATAAGTATATTCGCCTGCTGCGTATGAGTTAGTAGTAGTAGGTGTCAATGTAACCCTTCTTGTAAAATTGTCAATTTGAACAAATACAGCATCCAACCACTCAATCATCACCGTTCCACTTGAGTTTTTTGCTTGCAACTTAAATACATAAGTGCTTACGTTGATAGGTGTACTCTCGCACTCATCATCATAAAATGACAATGTCATTTCCCATGTGTCACCCTTCTTTATCGGCCTTAAATTATGTTCGCCTATCATGTTGTAAATTTAAGATTTATTATGGTTATAATGCAATGTAAGCAGCAATAACTGATGTGCCATTTAATGCCGTTCCAAGTGATATAACAAATGACCCCGTAACTGTGTAGTTATAGTACCACTTGCCACCATATCCAACTGCAACGAGTTTGTGAGTGGCAGGGTTCCTTGCAGGAATAGTACCACTTGTTACTGTGTAAGTATCCACTACCGTCAACTCAGTAAAGCTGCCAGTACCTTGTAGGGTATAGTTATAGTTTGCAATGCTTCCAACTGTGCTATCAAGAGTTAAATCTTGTATATAACAATCAAATTGATATATACGATAATTATTTTGAGCATCAATTAAATCAAGAAAAGCAGTAAATTTTGTATCACTACCAGTAAAAAAATCACCAAAAAACTCAATTGGGTGCATGTAGTTTTGAGCCATCTTTACCAATCCACTACCGCTAATGGTGAAACCCCTTCTCCCCGTTATATATTCACGATATAGTCCATTTGTTTTTGGTGCTAACTCTAAGAAGTCCCTACTCAATGTAATTGATGAGTTCTTAGCGCAAGCCAATGGATAGACATTATCTTCATAAAGATAAGCTATAACTAACCCTTCTGATTTTACTGCGTCTGCCATTATTGATATATATATTTAACTTGATAAGGGTCATAAGTAGGAGTGCCTGGTACATAGTAACTAAATGTCAAGTTACCCAATCCTATATTAATCTCATCAACATTGTTTGAAATACTAACAAACATAATATTACCAGAATTGATAGTAGATATATTGCTCAAATTTAAGGTAAATAATTTTGGAAGCGTTGTACAATCAACTACCTGTATCGCTTTTGATACACCATTTATAATAAAATTAAATATTACATCAGTGCCACTTGTTAGTGAGTTTATTGTACCATTTATTACACAACTAATACTTGGTGATATTGATGTAGTGCCTGTGTAGGTAAAAGTATTCCCAGTTGAGATTGTGAAGTCAGCACCACTAACAATAGTCCAAGGAACTTTAGTGATTCCGATATAAGTATTGTTTGTTGGGTCAGCATCAAAATTCTTTAATACATAATCATCAACATCCCTATCATTATCAAATACCTCAAGAAGTGTGGCGTTCCAAGTTGATGAGGCAAAGTCAATCTCTTTTAGGTTCAATATTGCATAAATTTTGTTGGGGTCATCATCAACAAATTTTATTGTATTTATTAACCCAATTGGCTCAGTTCCATCATCCCATGTAAGTCCAAAGAAGTTAGCATCAATCTTATTCCTATCAATTCTATTGAACTGCCAATGAGCAATTGCGTTCTCTTTTCTAAATCCTTCAATCTCTGATACATATCTACTCCTATGCCATTGCCTATCTGTGAGTGATACCCCATCTGCCCTTAAAAGTGTGCCTTTGAAGTTATTTGAAAAGCTATCATCAAAGTATATTTCACTTTGGTCAACCATTTTTAGATTGTCGGCCTTTGTGAAGATTGACTGAACACCCGTAATATCAATTTCATACTGACCATTAAACCCTGTCAATACTTGCACTTGTAGTGACTTATACCAAGACTCTTGACCGCCACTCTCCCAAGTCCTAAAATCATTTAATAATATAATATTTATATTACCAAAATCTGGACAAGGCTGTGAGTCAACACTAAGTGTGATCCAATCACTATACAATGGATCATTAGATGTCAAATATGATGTGCCAAAAAATTGCTCATTTGTACTAAATGTTGCATTTGTTTGTACCCATGTACCATCATCTTTTAAATAGTAATTATTTACATTACCATATAAAAGTATATATGCTTGCCTTTTTTTACCATCATCAGTAAACACATTTTTATACCTTGTATCTACACTAAACCTTATTTTTTCACCTTGCAAAATCTCAAGGTCTGTTGATTTAATCCACCTATAAACTGCATTTGATGATGCAATTGCAGAGTCAAACCTTACATAATTATCTTCTAAAATTCCATAAGCACCATCATAAACCTCAACTCTTGTGACTGTGCCAGTAGTAGGTGTTGTAGGTGTTGTAAATGTTGGGGTAGAACTTGTACCACCTTCTTGCCTTGTCCAACTATCAAGATTATATGATTTAACATTTGAAACATCACTAATAAAAGACCCTCTTGAAAATGAACCATTTTGAACTATCTCATTGATTGGGTCATAATTATATTGTATAATGTCTTTCTTTGTCCTTCTTTTTAAGAACCTTAACATTTCTGGTGTTATAGGTTTAACACTCTCTCCAACACCGACATTCACATCGTATCTATCATTAAGCAATGTCCTTGTGCCAAGAAGTGACCTAAATCCTCTTATATTCTCTGTTGTAGGGCAATATAACTCCTCAATCCTAAATATCACCCATTTACCCTTATACATATAAATGGTCTGATTCCAAGCTGTGTTTAGCTTCTCAATCGCAGTATAAGAATCATCATATTGAAGAACATCAATCTGAAAAGCCTTTGCATCAACTGTACATTGATCAAACCCTGTGTATAATGCACCATCATTCATTGATGCATAAAATAGGTTTGAGTAAATTTTATAGTCTACAAAATTTTGAACTGCTCCTTGCATTGCATATTCAACAATCTGAAATGGAGTGAAAGTTCCAATCAACTCTGCCCCATTATTTCCAAGTTGAGTTTCTTTTAGCAATCCAAGACCCTCTGTGGCTCTAATTGTTAAAACATGATTTGTATCAACCCAAGTCTCTTGAAAATCATCTTGAGTCAAATATCCTATCCAATAATTTCCCCAAGTCCCAAAATCAAAATAAACAATAACATCATTATCATTATCCATCATAAAGTCATCAGTAGTTACCCCACTTGCTGACCCAATGATGTTCATTGTTGCCAATTGTGCTCTAATTGGCTTAAATATATTCTCATCAGTATTAAACTCACCAAGAGTAAATGGTTTGTCAGCACCTACTAAAGTAGTTGATGCCCCTGTCCATCCCTCAAAATCAAACCTAACTGTACAAGTTTGACCCTCAAGTGTCTTGAAACTATATCTATATTTTTCTGCTTTAGCCAACTCTATTAATTTGTGCGTTTGTTCTATTCAATGCTCCAACAAGGTCTGACCCTCTTTGTACAAAAACAACTTGTCCACTTAAACTCATTCCACCACCATTCACACCACCAAATGAAGGATTTGCTACACCACCGAACCCTAAAAATCCACCACCCTTGGTAAATGAACCAAGAGTTGCCATTATACCTTTTGCTGCTCCAACTTGCGGGAATAAAATATTTGTTAGTAAATTAGCTATTCCACTAACTATAAGTTGAGTAGCAATTTTTTTAATTATTCCAATTGCCATTTTACCAAATCCTTCAAAAGCACTTTTACCTTTAGTTGTTAGATTATCAAACAACAAACCAAATGGCTCAACTAATGATGATTCAATACTACTTTTTGTTTTATCAAATACAGCTTGTAGGCTTTCAAATTGAGACTTTAAATAGTCAATTTTTGAACCTTGATTAAATGCAATATCTTGTTCTATTTTAAGAGGATCAGCAGTTTTTCTGAATTCTTTAACCCAATCAAATGGGTTTTGATCCATTTCAATCATTGCACCATCTAAAGTAGCTTTTGTTAAATCTTCTTGTGCTTTTGCTTGTTTTTTTAATTCTTCAGTTCTATTTTTTAAGGCTTGCTGTTGTAATTGGTTTGTGTAAAATTCAGCAAGTCTTTCATTTGATTTCCTTGTTTGTTCTTGAAATTTCTCCCAATCTTTAGCTTGTTGATTTATTGCTTTTGAAGCATTTTTTAAAGCTGCATCTGCATCCTTTTGTCCTTTTACTAACTTGTCAACTTCAGCATTTACAACAACTAACTCTTGGTTTACTTTGGTTAAACTTTTATTAAAGAAATCTGCTTCAGCACTTGTCTTTTGAAAAGTATTTCCAACGGCAGATAATACACCAGTTACACCTGCATCACCAGTCTGGAAGAATCCTTTCAATTGTAAACCAAGAACATCAAAGAAACCACCAGTTTTTAATTTTGCACCCAACTCAAGCTGTTCTTTTGCTGATTTAGATATAAGTTCCCTTATTGAATCAGCTTTACCCTCAAGTTCTAATTGTAGAGAAAATAACTTAATTCTTTTTGCTATTTGTTCATTAACTTTTCCTGTTGCTATTTCTTCTTTACTTATACCAAATAATATACCAGGATACTCTTTATTAAGTTGAGCATAAGCACCATTCCTTTGCTCTAATGTTGAATTAGTGCTTATAAGAATACTGCTCAATGATTTCATATTTGCAACCTCTCCGGCTATCTCTCCATTAGACACAGCAAAAGCTGAGTTTAATGAGTTTTGCAAATCTCTTTCCTTTACTTGTAACCCAAATATATCTGTTACAGCAGCCCCTAATGAACCATAAGATTGAACAAGGCTTGTTATTCCTGAAATAGCTGCACCAATGGCAAAAGATAAACCAGCAGGGCCTACCAATGCAGAGCCAATTGATTTAAATGCGTTTGTTACTCCTCCACTTTCTTTGCTTAATTTTGCAAATGAATCAAATACTCCTGGCAAGTTATTCTGAATGGCAACAAAACCAAATGGCAAATCTCTTGCTACTTGATTAAGTGAAAATAAAGCATTAGCACCATCTACTGCACCTTTTGGTAATTTATCAAGTCCTACTTTTTTTAAATCAACAAGACTGTTTTCAAGTTGCTTAATTTGCTTATTTGTTTCAACAATAGCTGCGCCAGTCTGAGTCTTTAATGAATTTCTAAGGACTTTCAGTTCAGCATCAACCTCACTAATAGATTTAGTGAATTTGCTGATGTCAGCACCTATCTCAAAAACAAATGGACTTGAACTCATTTTCCTAATCTTTTAAAGATTTCTCTCATCTCATCCTCACTCATCACGTTGCCACTTTCTTCATCACCTGGCAACTGCCACAATGCTTCTGGTGTTTTTGGTGCGGTTTTAGGATCACCCATTAACCGCACCATCGTAAACATCAAAAGTCTTGTTTGCTTATATACATCTATTCTTTTAATCTCATGCCCTTTCATCATTAATGAAAAATGGCGAGGACTCATACTATAAAAGTCATTAGGCAATAAATTCAACTCACCAAAGGCAAATGATTCTATTTCTTCAAACGAGATGTCTTTTTTTTTGGCTTATCATCTTCTTGTGTTTGTTTGATGAAATCGCTTTCAGTCCAAACATTTATCACATTTTTTATTTGATTCAATGAATCTTCATTTTTTAAATTAGATTCAACCCAATCAACAAAATACTCAAATGATAAATCTATCTCAACATCTTTTATAAGGCAATTATTATAATAGCCACTATAAATAATGTGTGCAACACCTATTTCGTTTAATTCATTGTTCTCAAATGCCCTTCCTTCTATGAACTTTCCTTGAAGGTATCTAAAAGATGCCATCCCGAATTTTAGCCCAATCTTAGTTTCGTTGATAGTAATAGTAGTATAGTTCATAATTAAGGAGTAACATCAACAATTCCGGTAGAAGTAACAGTACCAGAAAAATTGATAAATTCAGTAGTTGATTGATTGAGAGTAAGTGAAGTTATGTAGCCAAGGAACTGATGATAGTATGCAGCACCTACACTTGCACCAGTAACAACTGGGTTTTGTACTCTTACTGCTACAAGTGTTTTTGAAGCCATAGCAACGAGCAAATCTTCATAAGATACTTGAGCAACTGTTGGTGAAACCTCACAAATTGCATCAAAGTCAAGACCCATTGTTGCATCAGCAACTGATGTCAAAGGCCCACAATTTGTTTGCTCTGTTGTTGAGTCAACAGTTGTATTAACTGAAGCCGTACGCAGACACACGAGATTCTTATAAGATGAGCCACCAGCTACATCAATCTCTATGTTTTGCAATGATCCTAAAATCTGTCCCATTTTATTTTATTTTTGATTTACTAAATTACTAATTGTTATTATCTTTCTCGCTACAAAGTTTTCTCCATCCCTCAAAGGTAAATAACTTGATGAAGTTCTTTGTGTTGGATATACCTCAAAGTTTATATCACTAAATCCGTTTACTGATGTATCTGGAATTAGTATGTTTAGTATCTGTGAAGATATATTATCAACAATTGAGTTTTCATAAGTTCTATATTGTTCACTAAATATATCAATTGTCACATCAACACTATTACCAAATGAGTTATTTGTGTTACTTGCTGACTCATTAATTGATGAAATTACTATATAGTTTTGAGGTGTAGTTGTAAAAGGTTGTTGACCATAGACAGGCACATTCTTACCTCCATAAGAAATGTTACCATTTAAGGCACTTATATAAATACTTCTTACATTATTTGAGCAATCAAGCATTATACTTTCCTTTTTTCATTTATTAAGTTCTCAATACTTTTTGTCAAACTTGGGATATATGCCAAAATGCTTGGCCTCATATATGGTCTTGCCAACAAATTTACTTGTTTTATTCCTTTTCCCTTATATTTTGATGCAACACCATCCCAAGGCTCTCCATTTGATATAAAGTATTTACCAGTTCCAAATTCAACATATGCAGCATAATCAGTTTGAGCAACCAATTCATAAGAAAGAAATTGCTCTTTTTTTAAGCTAATTGAACTCCTTAATCTACCTGTATCAACTGGACACATATTTTTTGCACTTGTAGCCATTAATTCACCATGCGCTCCAATTTCCATATCCATCATTGCAGATACCTCGTTGACAGTTTTTTTATACTCATTGAGCATATCTTTAAACCTACCATCATTTATATTTACCTTGAACCCACTCACTATATCACAACCTTTTTATATTGGTGATAATTTAAACCTTCCCAAGATGGAAACTCACTCATTCTATTCTTAACGTCATTATTCATCTTCTTACCCCTATTCTCATAAGACCAAGCTGTCAAAGTAAGTATATCAGTTGCCAAGTCCTCTGGAATCGTGCTGAATCCACATTGATACTTTATGACATATACTCCTGCCGTATATATCCAAATTTTACCGCCTATCACCTCAAAGTCACTATTTTTTGTCAATACCTCGTAGGTGTTCATTCCCGTCTTAATCTTAACCTCATCAACACAAAGCAATGGCCCATAAGGCACATCAAGAATCCAAAAGCCTTGGCTTTGTGGTGTAAGTTCAACATTTATCCTTACTGACTTGTTAACCAAAGAACAACCGGTCAGCTTCTCAATATGCACCCTTGCACCATTTAACAAATCACCAATTAGCACATCATCGCTATCATAATTAGTTATACGCAACCAATTCTTAGCATCAGTAAGACTAACGGGTTCTACAACCGCGTCAGCTAATATTGTTATGCCGTCTATATATGTCATCTTTAATTATATTTATTAACACTTTCTCTGAACCAGGTTTCAAACTCATCAAGCGTTTTTCTTGTGTCAAACTCTCTTGATCTCGCTTTTGCTTTTCTTGAGGCCCATGAATAGGCTTTTTTGTCATCCAACTTTGTAATAGCTTCAACCCAATCTTTGACATTATTCCTATCTTTAATATAAACACCTGCCTTGTCACAATTCTCCTTCAACCCAGGTGTATCAGTACAAATTACCGGAATCCCACTACACATCGCCTCTGTTGCTGTCCTTCCCCAACTCTCATACTTTGATGGCATGAGAAGTATTCTTGTCTTTGCGTACCATTGCTTAATATTAGGCGAATTAGGCACATAAGTCACATTTGGTAGGTTTGGAGTTATCTGCTCATCGTATGACCCTAAAACACCTAAAAATGACTTGTGTGGAATTGCTCTTGCAATCTCCCCAAATATCTTACCGCCCTTGTTCTCGTTTAAGTTTATTAAAGTGATATATTCAGACTTCTCAGGTTCATTCTCCAAGTCATAGTAATTGTAGTCTACTGGCGGAGTCACTATAAAATTACTAAAATTATAGTTCAAAAGTTCTTTTAACCACAAAGAATTGTAAATGATGTGCTGTTTTTTCTCCGCATCAATAATCTCTGGGTAGGGATGACTATTGTGAATAAGATGAAAAACAGGCTTTTTGTAAAGTTTAGCTGCATGAATTGTCCACCTTGTATAGTCTAAATGAGTAAACACAGCGTGACTCCACCTCATTAAGTTCTCAACCACATTTGGGTTTGGAGGAAATACATCAATTCCATCAAAGACATAATTGTCCCTTATCTTGTACTTATTCGCATCATGTAAAAGAACTCTAACATTGTGACCCTTTGATTGAAGGTCTTTGAGCATAAAGTGTAGCATCCATTCCGCGCCACAGTTATGCTCTGGAGGGTAAAGATGCGCAGAAGCAACTATATTCATAATTTTAGTATTATATCCGCACCAACTATTTCACCTTTGTAATGTGGATATTTTATTAGTAAATCAGTATAAAAATTATCACTTATATAGTGATTCTCAAATTTAAGTTCTTTTACCTTATACTTATCTAAATCAATCGTATTTAATATCCTCTCATCACATCCCTCTGTATCTATCTGCAAATAATGTATATCTTTTATATCAAACCAATTGCAGTATTGGTCAAATGTTATGGAACCAATTCTAATTGTCTCAATTATGCTTTTGGGTAGTTCTTTTAAGTACCTATTTAATGGCTCACCATTCTCAACAAGTGAACTGCATCCATCTAAAAATGATGAGTACTTTGAAATCCACTCAGGCTTTACATAAGCCATCTCAACACTATCAACAGTATCTGATATAAAAAAGTTTGATGCCTTTGCGTTTGATAGTTGCTTTACGTTTTCTTTTAACTTATTAAAGTAGTGTGGTATTGGCTCAATAAAATATGCTTGATAGTCAGTCTCATCTTTAAGTCTATCAAATATATTGTCATGGCTTATGCCATCCATTGCGCCAATTATCACATAATTTTTCATTTATATCAATTTAGCTGCTGAGTCATCAAATATTCTTGTATAGTCTACATAACCATTCCACAAATCACTTTGATGTGGCTTTTGCCAAGCTATCATTGGTTTGATTATATAAGTATTGCCTCTTGGGTGTATATTGGTCTTTAACCAATCATCAAACATTATCGTTGTATCAGTATATGCTTTGCACAATTCCTTTGGGTTGTTGTAAATAACTGCGTGAGTAGTCCATGCCCCAAATGTCTTGTAAAGGTTCTCACTATACTTCTCAATATGATCAACCAGATTCGCCCCAAGGTAGCACAACTCCCAATCAGTTGGTAGCTGAGATATAGCCTCATTAAAATGACTGAAATCCCTTATCTCAACATCATCTTCAAAGAGCAATAGTACACCATTCGTACTATTCATTATTTTCTGCATTGATAGATTGAATGATGTCTTTGGGTTTTCATGTGGAACTGCATAAACAACTTCACCACTAAATGAGTTCCTATGCATCTCTTTCAATGCACTATCAAGCATTTTTGATTTCTTAGTAGTAAGTATTTTTACTTCCATAGTACAAAGTTAAAAAAAGGGGCGATAAGAATACCGCCCCCCAAAATATACACTCTAAAAAAACAACCTATTTAGATCGCACCATATACGGCAGCAGTAGGTTGGAACTGAAGAAGTTCACAACGAGCTTCGCAGCGGAACGTCAAAAGATTCTTGATGAAGTCATCTTGGTCAAACTCAGTAGAACGTACATTCAGACCAGATTGTTGAGCAATGGCAAACTTGGTAGTATCCATTACATACATCCTTGAAGCTGTAACCAAAGAATGAGGGATAACAGGGATACCAACGATTCTAACATTACCATTTTGGTCAATAACCATTCCACCAGGTACTGAGTAATCAGCAGGCTTGGTTTTAAGCAAAGATGCCCAACCAGCATGAGTGATTAAAGAAAGGTTTGGAGTCCAGTTCAAAGCACCCAACTGAGCAACGTAATCAATGAACTTCTCAGCAGTGTTAGCACCAGAAGAAGAACCTGCGGTTGCAGAAGATGCAATGGCATTAAGATAATAAGTATCTTCTGCTTTTTGGAAATCTTCAATCAAAGACTGCTGAAGATAAGCTTGCAAGAATGGCAAATCATCAATCATCTGACGGCTTACTTTAGCATAACCAGCGATGAAAGACAGAGCAGTATTTACAACTGTTACATCATAATCAACTTGAGGCTTTGCAGAACCTTCAGTTTGCTTACCGAAAGAACCTTCACCTACTGGAGTGTTACCCCTTGGGAAAGAAACTGATCCGGTAGAAACAGGGATGATGTTGAATACAGAACGCAGATGTGGGTTTACATAAGACCTCAAATAAGCGTTGTCAACATAAGATGTATAAACAGAACCAGTCAGGTTAGTACCGATGGTCATTGTTTGAACGGCTTTGGCATCCATTTCGTAGTTGAAACCTTTACCATTGCTACGAGATGCAGCTTTGATGTCGTTCCAACCTTTCTCAATTGCATTACCAATCTCGTTCTTAATGTTCATAATATGCTCACCATAAGAAGTTGCTACTTTAGCACTTTCTTTAGCTTGCAATTTGCCAAAAGATGCTTTAGCCTCAAGAACTTCGTTCCTTGCTTCATCAGCAGTCTTGTTAGCCTTAACCAATTGCTCATTGATTTGCTCAATCCTTGACTCAAATGCTTTTGCAGCCTTCTCTGTGTTTACGGCTACTTCAGCCTTCTGCTCAGCCAATTTGGCATCAAGAGCAGCTTCAAACTTTTTTAAATCTTCCATTTTAATTTTACTTTAGAATTTATTCAAAATTGATATTAGTGATTGCTCAAGTTCCTCGTTGTTCTTTTGCTGCGCCGGTGTTTCTTCAACTGCCTTTGTGCTACTCGTTTTCTCTATCGCTTGTGCCAATTGCCTGACCTTAATCAAGCATAGTTCAATTGTTTCGTCAGTCACATCGCTGTTCCTTATAAACTTCTCAAAGCTCTTAATTTGTTCTTGTATCTTAGCACTTTGCTCCAAACTTTTTATCCCCAAAATTGGTGTATATTCATTTGCACCCCAAGCGGTAAGGCTTGATCCCTCAAAAAGCATCACCTCGTGTATCTCATTTGCGCTATCGTTTTTCTGCTCTCTCAAAGTCCTAAAACCGATTGAGTGTTCACCAATTAGTCCACTCTCAACCATTTTGATAAAGTCTTGCCCAAGCCTATGGCTTCCAACTTGAGAACGATAGTACAACCCATAGCTATCTTCCTTCAGCTCAACAATCTTACCAAGTGGTTGGCTTGGATCATGGTTGAGCAAATGCTTTACCCTTCCCTTTGCCTCTGGCCCCCAATCTTGGATTGACCTCTTAAATGCACCTGGCATCATTATATCGCCATCAGAGTCAACCATTCCAAATGCAGAAAAATAACCGCTTACCTCTCCTTTCTTTGAGTCAACATCCTTGACATTGGCCTCAAATGATTTGTAATTGTATATCATACTTTTTTTATTGTCTATTTGATTTAATTTTCTTTGCGCCCATTCTACTCCTGCACTACCTCCCCAACCAAGCCATGCCACATGACCATTGTCTCTCCAAGGAGTATCTCTGAACTCTGGTGCTACTTCGGCATTTTTACGATGCCTTTCAAAAGCAGCCATTTTTGCTATCGTTTCCCTACTGAGTCTTTCTTTGTTGGCAAGTTGGTTGGCTCTGTTCCACCCCACACTTGTCATACCCGTCACTTCATCTCCATACTCCTCTCTCCACTTTAAAACCCTTTTTGCATTGTTGGTTGCAGCTTCAGGGTAGTCATTGTAGGTTTCTTCTTTGTAAGTATTTTTACTTCCTTCACTCTCATCTTCCTCTTGTGCAAGATATGCCACATAAGCACGTTCAACACTTGCTCTTGATGTGTACATACACTCTCCATCTCCTATCCTAAATGTTCCGTCACCGCAACTATATATTGGCATATTTAATCTTCTATTGGTTCAAAAACAATAATATTGTCTTGCTCTGGTAAAGGTACAAAATGCTCAACTTCTCCACTTGTAATAATATCAGGTATATCATCTCCAAATGCTGCACATCCACCACCTATTCTATCAAAGTGTTTACATTTAAAACAAATTAAGTCTACTGCTTCCATAGTTTATTTTTTAAAGTATTTATCTATAAGTTTTCCAACAAGTACAGCGTATTTACTTGGTTTAGAACTTAATCTATACTCAGTAAATGATTCAGCCATAAATTCATCAATATTTGTACTTGCATAATCACCTAATGAAATTTGATTAACATTATACATATCTTCTTTAGAGTAATATTCCTTTAATTCCTTTTTATATAAATTATTTATTTTTCTTAGTTCTTTATAATATTTTACAAGTTCTTCTGGAGCATTAAATTGCTTTAACTGATGTCTTAATGACATTAAGTGAGCAAATTCATGCACAGTTGTTGATTGATCTAAATTTTTTTCATCCACTCTACTTTTAAATCTAATTCCCTTAAAATCTTCATTAAAAGTCCTATACTTAGCATCACCTACTCTATCACCAAAATTTGCCTCATAAATTACTCTACCATCATTTGAGCATCTTACATAACCATAGGATTTAGCTGTACTTTGAAACGAAATAGTAGTATCATAAGTATTATTTATAGCAGGTGACAATTTATATTCGCTTGTCAAAGATTGTAATGTTTCTTGTCTTTTAGTTAATTGATCTACTGTCAAATTTGGTGGTATATTTACTTTATTAACTTTTAAATTTGTATTATTAGAAAATATAGATTTAATATTTTCTGATATATCTTCTTTTGTTAATGGCTTTGTTACTTCAATTGATTGGTTAACTACATTTTGAAAATTAATGTTAGGCTTTATATTAACACCACCAACTTTAGGCTTCATTATTAGTCTACCATTTGCATCACGTTTAGGAATGAACCCAACTGTGCAACGGCAATTAATAGTAAATCCGGCAGGTGCGGTGATGTCCCCAGGTTGCATTGCCACCACAGCCTCACCCTTCTTTCCATTTGAGGTAAATGGTTGGTCAAAAGGTACAATCACACCATCCAACTCAACATGATCAAACTCATCATCTGGTATCCTCCTCGTTCTGCTATCCCTTGCACTTATCCATTGCTTGTCAACTTGGAAACCATGCGCCTCTGCTCCTTTCATCGCCCCAATATTTGAACCCCTCATTATCTCTGTCCTCACAATCCTTCTCGCCCTCATATTTGAGTATTCCAACTCTTTGTCATCTAAAATCAACTTCACAATATCATCAACACTCAATCCTTCTTGAACACCTGCATTTGCAATGTCAATCAACCTCTTTTTAGTTGTTTGAGTAATACCAGACACAAGTGTAAACCCTTTCACCATCAAAAAATCAAGTATCTCTTTAGTCCATTGAGCATTAAAGCCAAATGTCTCAGCTTTTTGGTTTGCTTCAATCTTCAATGCCCTATAAACTGCATTTCCAAAAGTAACAACACTTTCCTTATACATCGCCTCAAAGACCTTGATTAAATCCTTCTCCCACAAATTTAAACCAAGTTTAGAAATAGATGCCTCAACACCTATCTTATCTATGTCTTTTGCAAAGCCTTTAAATTGAGCAAATATTGACTTCTGAATAGAATTGATATACTTTTTCTCTATATCGTTTCTAATCAGTTGAAACTTGCGCCAATATTGCTCTCTTTGCTTCGCGTTCATCTTCAAGTCTTTTTTTATGCCACAACCTCAAGTCGCGCATCATCATTGCTTCAGTTCGGCATTTCCTCTCCGACACCGTCTTGGGATGCAGAGTCATCACCATTGACCATATTGTCTGATCCGAAGTCCATGCTGTTATTTGTTCCATCAGGTACAGTTAAATCCATCCCAACTTGGTCAAGCCTTACAAGTCCACCATTTACATATGAATACTCATAAGCACCTTCTTTCTCTGAGTAGTTCATCGCTACGCGCTTCTCATCAAAGGTCAACCAGTTTGCATCGCGAAGTGACCTTGTCATCCTCTCCATGTCTTGTTGCATCTCTGGAAGTGCTGTAATGTCAAAATCAATATACAAATCCTCACCGAACTGAGGAACCAACCATTTGTTCAACTCATCCCTCAATTGGCATAACTTTGGTACAATTGTGTTGGTCACCAAATCACGCATCGCGTTCTGATAGTTGTTGTAGCTTGATGTGTCTGTATCAAACAACACAGCAGGCAAACCAAACACCCTACACCATTGGTGCATTGACATTTGCATTGTCTTTACCAACTCCATGTCAACACTACTCAATCCAAAGTTTAGGTAGTCCCAAGGTGTTTGAAGTACATCAATCCTTCCTTTGTTTTGTGTACCATTCACATCATCATTGAGCTTCCTCTTAATTAGGTTGGCTTGCTCCATTGATGGTTGAGCAGAGATTGAACCTACAACTTTAGGAGTTAATGCTCCTTTTGCACCACCATTAAATGCCATCATCGCAGATGCATCAGCAGCAGCGTTTGACATTCTTAGGGTCTTGTAAGATGCTCTTAGGGGTGATAGTCCTCTAAGATGTGACCTTGTACTTGAGTTAAAATCTGGGTTCCATGTTTTCCATTGGCACACCCTACTTTTCTCTATGTCAATGCCTTGGTCAACCATTAGCTTATACCCAAGTATGCCATATAGGTCATTTGGGTCTGGGTAGATGTCAAGGAACTGTGTCGGGAGAACGAACATCTCCAACACCTTGCTTCCGCTTATTCCGGTGTTGCCGTAGATGTTACCCTCGCCAGATAGGAAATGATACCCAATTAGGTTCTCAAGGAACTGATCTTGTGCTTGCGATGGGTTAGGTCTTTCCAATAGTTTAGCAAGAGGAGTGTCCATCACTACGTTCTCAGAGTAAGCGTTTTTTCTTGCAAGGATGGCTTGCTCGTATGCGCCTTGACCGGCTTGCAATCCACGAGAAAGTTGCTTGTAACGCATCAAGGATGTCCTGGCTTTCTCACCATTATTGAGTCTGTACACATACCAAGGGATGCTTGCTGACTTGCGCGCAAGAAAGCTGACAATGGCATACACATCAGCATTGCCGAGGTATCCATCCATCACATAAGACTCTTGATTGTATTGTTGTAAGACCGCACCATTAACACCTTGAAACGAAGGAGGAACATTCTGCTTTGGACTCAACCCCTTCTTCTTACCAAAAATATCAAATAGACCCATTTTTTTTATATTGCTCCCCAAGTTATCTTAGGGATTGTTAACTTGCTAAAAATGCTATATCTTAGGGCATCAAGTATGTGGTCACCAAACTTTACGGGTGAATCAAGTTTATTGCCATTTCTATCGGTTTTCCACCGATAATTCTTCAATTCCTTTAGTAAATTTACACTATCTTGCTGAATAAACAAGGGAGTGCCTTTTATAGTCCTAATTCCCTCCGTCACATCTTTGTTTGCGTGCTTGGCATTAAACCCATTCCTTACCAACTCCTCAATTGTCTTTGGCTCGGCTGCATCGCAAAATATCTCATCGTACGGGTCAATATTAAGAACCTTTAGCCTATCTACCAAATCATTTGTGGTCAACCTGGTCTCATACAGCAATTCTTGGGCATAAGCAGCACCCTCAACAAACATAACCTTTACCAATGCACTTGGCACGTTGAACCCAAAGTCAAGACCATACACCACCTCACCATCCTCTGGCATCTCTGCCGTAGTCCTATAATGCGTATATATCAAATCTTGGCTCAATCCACGTTCACCAAGGCCATAGATTTGCCAGTAGTTAGGGTCGGCATCCTTCAAACGTTCTAATTCGTCAACCAGTTCTTTAGGGAGGAAGGGGTTATCTCTAAAGGTAGTGATATTGAAGTCGGCATCATCCCTTGGAATCACAGAATCATAAATCCAACTTGCCACATCAGAAGGATTGTAGTCAATCACTATCTTGCCCTCAGTACGCATGATTAACTGCATCCAAGCCTCGTAGGACAGTTCATTTGCCTCATTGCAGAATAAGTACGTTCTTGCCCTACCCCTTATCTTTTGTGGCTGATCTGCACTTACAAACTCAATCGTATTTCCATTCATTGTGTATATCTGCTCAGTCTTATTGTGGTTGTCCTCGCTGTAAATGTTCAGCTTAGTAAGTATGTCCACAAAGTCTCTGAGAACAGAACCTTTAATGGATGGGAGTGATTGCCTTACTATTGTGAGAGTCTTGTTGTTTTCTTGAAGGAGTTTTACAATGAACCATATAAGAATGTTGTAAGTCTTGCCTGAACGTGAACCCCCCTGCATCACAGAGATGCGTTTGTCGCTTTCGTTGAGGATTTCGTAGATTTTGTTGGTTTGGAGGGTTGCGTTCATTGTATTATTTTAAGTCAACCAAAGGTAGGCGAGTTTTGGGCGAAAAAAAAAATTTGGAAATGGGATTTGAGGTTGAAAAGTAGAGGTGGGAAGGGGGGTCATCGTATATATAAGATTTATAAAGGTTGTGTAGGAGGAAATTATTCTTGGTCTTTACCCCAACCGCCTCCAAAAAGTAATTTCTTTAAGTCCCCCCCATCGTATATAGCCATCTTGCCCACATTTCAGCCTCAATACTAACAACTTTAGTATCCCCTATAACTAACGTTATGTTAAATAGACACGCAAAGAGTTATATATCAATTGCTTACATATTATCTTTATCTTCTATCTGAACAGTCCTATTGTCCTGAAGTAGGATGTTAGGCTTGATGATCTCAATTGCTATCTGGTTGAGGTTACCTTCTATCTTGGATTCTATCTTCTGAGTGGGTAGACCAATGTAGTATGCGCAGAAGAGTTGTATGGCTTTCATATCCCCTTCCTTTATCTTTTCGTGTAGTTTAGTAAAGGCTGTGGTTGCCATTGGGTGTAGCTTCTCAATGATGGCATCCTCATCCATCTTCTTCTTTCTGCCAGAACCTGGGCGATAGCCACCCACCTTCTTCTTGTCTGCTGTCCTTTGGTCAATCTTTGCTTGTAGTTGTTCGTCAGTCATTTGATTTCTTAGTGGTTAATCACATATGCGTTTATATTGTAAATCAATGTTTAAACATTAATCTGCCTTATCCAATTTCTCCTTTTGCTGTATCACTTCCATATTATGGGTGAATCCCTTGGGATCATCAGCCTTCTCATATATCTTAAACTTAACCCAATCCCCAGGTTGATTATTGATATACTCAATGAAATCAGCCTTAAAGATGTTGAGGTAGAGTCCATTCTCCGCCTTCTTTATATAAAATCCTTTCCTTTTCATATACCTAAAATTAAATACAAAAATTATAAATCATTGATATTTATTTAGTTATATAATAATGAAATAAATATTTACTTATATTGATGTATATATGATATACTTTATTATATTTGATATATCAATTTAAAATAATTAACATGAATATCACATCAGGACAATCAGCACAGAAACAACATTTAGAAAATGGTGCGCTTACAGCTTGCAATCGCAAATCATCTGGAATTAATAAAAATAGCTTTGAATCTTTTAAATGGTGGGCAGATAAATATCCTGAAGTTTGTTGCACAAAATGCCTTAATCGTTTTACTGAAAAATCAAATAGATTAACTCAAACAAATAAATAAAACCAAACCAAACAACAATGAAAAAGTCAACACTCCAAACAATCGCAATCATTCTCTTGGCACTTATCCTTTGCACCGCTGATAACTGGTTATAAACCGCAACAACATCAAAACTAAAAAGAGGGTCTCAACCCTCTTTTTTTATATGTTATAATTTATCTTTTCTATTTCACATCCTAAATCTTTTAGATACCTTATCACCTCCTCACTATCAATCTCACTTGGAATTGATACGATTAGTCTTGTAGGAATTAGATACTTCGCTGCGATACAAAGATTAACCTGATCAATGAACTGCTTTGTTATCTCATCACCAATTGAAAGCATATCTCTCACCTTTGTTATGCCATGAATCACAGTAGTATGGTCAGCACCAAACAATGAGCCAATATCAACCAATTTAAGACCCATTTTTTCCCTTGCAATGAAATAGTAAGCATGACGGCAAAGAACGTAACCACGAGCCCTATTTTGGCTCATAATCTCACTCTCTGGTATACCACTCACAAAGCTAACAACTGACAATAAATTCTCTTTAGTTAACATCCATTTTTATTTAAAGTGTATAATATAGTACCTTGTATTGCCAAGTACCCTTTCTTTTATCTTTATTGACCTTTCTTTATCAATGAAAATATATCTTATTAAGTAACCATGTAACTATGTATATCCGAGGTTTACCCTGGTAGCAAAAAACCCCACCAAAAACCCCTATCAAAAATCCCTAACCAAAATAGCAGGATACGCGATTACACGATATTTTCATCTTTCCTTCTTTCTCTATATATATAAGAATCCAAAAAAAAAACAGATATACCCTAAAAAATAGAAAAAATCGTGTAAATGACGTATCCGCGTTGATTCTCAACCACTTAGCTACCCAAAATCGTGTAAAAATCGCGTACCAATGACGTTCCCGACAAAAAATGACGTACCCAATTTATATGTCATATTAAAATAAATCATCATGTGTAACTTTTGAGCTATTAAAATTATACATCTTTTTTCCTCCAGCACTTTTTTCTCTCTTATTTAGGTACGCGATATTTAAAATGGTACACGATTCTTCAATTCCCTTAGTGAACCTTTTTACGGAATAATCCTTCTTATCAAACCCACTCATTGTCATAAAATCATTATATAATTGTTCTAACTTTATCCATCCAACTTCCTCCTCCACAATCCCTAAAAAATACTCTAAAAACTCCTCCCCAAACTGCACCCTGATTTGCTTCCTTTTAATTTTCTCAGACGATGCCACCTCCAATACTCCAAACTCAAGGTAGCCTTGAACGCAATCAAACATCAAATTATAAAACCTATTCCACTCATCTTTATCCCAATCATCAAAAAGCTTATGTCCAAACTCATCTTCTGGTGTCCGCTTAGGCCCGAAATATCCGCTAAACTCCAATACTTTCTGCCTCCTTTTAGCGTGGTTACCAGAGTTAGGTATGGTGTAGTTCGTGGTGAACATAACCTTTGGTGAGTCGGAATAAGGTATAAAAAGCTCATCCTTGTTCTTCTTCTCTACTGTGATGCCTTCTGTTATGATGCTATAAAACCCCTCAAAATCAACGTTCCTCCGCGTATCCTCAATTGCCAGTATCCTTGTATCCAGGTCAACCCTTTGAAATGCAAATGACTTGTCAAATTTGAAGTTCTTACCATCAACCCGAACAATATTGAGCAAATACCCCAATGCCTTCACAAATATCCCCTTTCCAGTGCCTCCTCCATTGGCTTCCTTCTCAGTCTCTTCTGCCAAGATCACTGAAAACGGCCTTGATGGGTCTTTATAGTTGTGCAGTAGGTATCCGATCAACCCTAAAGCATATATATACCTATCCTTGTCACTATCAGAAATCTTCTCTATAAACCTAAAATATTCTATCTTCTCTAACTCAATATCCCCATCTATCACAATAAAATGGTCAATTACTTGCGATTTCCAAACAACTTTTCCCAACTCTCCATAGCTTTTCAACTCAATCTTGTCCTTTCCAACCACAACAACCCCATTCTTAAACGGGAAATACCCTTCATTCTTAGTATCCTTCAAAAACGATAGCTCTGCTCTCTCAAAGAACTCAAAAAAAGCATCCGAGAACAGCACAGTCGCTCCTTTGTAAATCAACTCAAGTAAGTCTTGAGGTGTGACCCCACCATCAAACGAGTCAGGCAATTTATCAACATAATCCTTGATAAATCTTTTAATCTGCTCAGTTGATGCCTCCTCAACAAATCCATCCTTGACCCTAACGAGTCTGTAAATGGTTGACCCACTATCATAGAAGTATAGCCTAAAACCCCCAATAGTAGTAAGAAACACTTGCAATTTATACCGATTAACACTTGCCTTTCCTTTATCATCAACATCCCAAAAGGTACAAATCTCATCACCCCACCTTGCATCAAGTTCATCAACCATTACTTTGGCATCATCCAAACTTTTATTGTGCTTCTTTACAAGAAGTGTCACCATATCATCCTTACTTGCCCCATCATTCTTCTTGGAAAACAACTCCCTTTCTACTCTGTCACCGAAGGATGTTTTTTTTTCTCCGAATCCCATATCAAGCAACCGCCTTGCTGCCAACTTAAAATCACCATCACATTCCAAAATAGCAAACACAGCAGCCAATTTGTAACCTTTCTGCACAGTAAAAGGTGTGTTCACAGAAAATACACTAAAAAGTCCAAGTCCTTTGTTCCATGATCCACTATGCTCAGCCTTTGAGCCTGGTCTAAGAAAGTAAATCCTTTCACTATTCTCTTTCACAACTCTCCATCCGTTCCTACCCATCAACTCAACCACATCACCTCTCCTATTATAGTCATCAAAAGGAGACACCCCATAATCCTTGGTTGACGGCCTCTGGTGTGCTTCAATTATCGCCTCCTCAAAGATTTCGTTGAAGGAGCGCATAATCTCAAACAACACCTCGCGCTCATCAAGCGAGATCACATTTATCCCTTCTTGTTCCACGAGGTAGCCTTGTGTAGGCGGTGCAACAACATATCCACCTTCTCCCCGCGTCTCAATAATGCAATAAGATTTAATGGAAGGGTTATTTTTTGCCTCTTCCAATGTCGGTAGTCGCTGTGCGAGTTTCTGATTCTTTTCAATCGCCTCGCATTTATAGATGAGGTGTTTGCCATTACTTCTTGTTTTTACGATGTGCAATTTCTTGTACAACTCATGTGGTATAGCTGACATAATAGCATCCCATAGGTCATAAGTCTCATACTTTGTATCTATATCAATGACCTCAAGATTGCCACTCACCGCCCCACAAATAATGGCTACTCCTTTTGCCCTATTATCTGCCATTTGACGAGCTAATTCTTCTTCCTTTATCATTTCCTCTTGGTAGACCTTCCAAGGGAAAATAGCCTGCTTATTTTCATTTACAGCAATAGTATTGATGCCGAGTTGTAAGTAGTTCATAATTATTGTAGTTTATAGCAAAAAACATCCACATCGCTAACATCCCTAACCACACGAGCAAATATGCCCATGTTGTTTAACTTGTCAATCATATACTGTTGCAGTTCAGACACAACTCCGGTGTCAGTCTTAACCTCAAGCATTATGACTGTTCCTTTTCGTATCGCCATGAGGTCGCAAATCCCAGGTGTTGAGGTGCTGATCAGCTTTGTGACAAACCACCCATGTTCTTTTAATCGCTTAACTATTTTTGTCTGGAGTGTTGATTCTTTCATTTAATTTATATTTTTAAGTATATTCTTATAAACATGATCAGCAATTGCTTTCATCATTAAAGGTGGTACTGCTCTGCCTATTCTTTCCCATTGCTTACGATATGAACCAGATAATTTAAAATCGGTTGGAAATGAACTTAATATTTTTACTTCATCAATTGTCAACCTTGAGGTTTCATTATTTTTTCTAAATACTTTATATCTTCTGGTTGCACCTAATCCGTCCGCTGTAATTGTAAAACAAACATTATGTTTTTCAACCTTTCTTGCCTCTTCTTCACCAAATGCTTTTCTATTCATTTGTATATATTCAATATCATTTAATGATTCTCCAATAGTAACCAATTCATCAAATTTTTTAGGATATGTGATATTTGCTTTTATATCATTACGAACCCCAATAAATATTGTTCTATCTCTATTTTGTGGTACACCATAGTTTTTTGCATTTATAACTTTATATCTTACTGAGTAACCACAATTTACTAAACAATGATATATCGTATTTTCTTCATCTCCAAATATGCTGTATTGTTCACTACCTAATAATTTTGCTGATGCACCAGTAACAAGTCCAGCTACATTTTCGCAAATAAATACTTTAGGTTGAATTTCATTTAATATCCTTCCAAATTCAAAAAACAAATCATCTGTTCTTTGTTCTGTATCTGAATATTTTTTTATTTTACCCCACATTTTATCCTTTGCTCCTGCAATAGAAAAACTTGCACATGGTGGCGATCCATCTAAAATATCCAATTCACCTTTTTTCATTTGTATTTTTTCCAAAATCATTTCCCCGGTTAAATCGCGGATGTCTTGTTTAAAAATATAGGTTTCCGGATAATTTTCATTATATGTTTCCTGGGCGGATTCAATAAACTCATTGATTGCCAAAACCTTTCCGCCCGCTAAACGATATCCCGTTGATGATCCACCACCTCCAGCAAATAATGATACAACATTAAATAAATTTTTAGCAGATTGTTCATTTACATAATCCATGTTATATATAAATGGCTTCATTTTATCTTAGTTTTATCAGGATTGCTTCCTTTGTCATTAAACTTAACGTACTCGTAGCTTGGGTAATACAAGTCAAACATCTCCTCTGATCCCCAAATCTTAGGATGTATCTCAAACATCCATTGCCCATCTTTTAGTCGCCATCTTACGTTTTTCCTATCTAAATTGCCTTGGATGTACTCAGTAATTGAGTTAGTCTTTTTTTGATGCATAGTGTTGTTTGTTTAAGTGTATAAAATGTGTGAGTGAGGATAAAAATAATGATAAATACGGGAATTGATACGATGAAAAAATAAATTACCATTAGGATGTAGGAAAATGTTTTCATATATTGAAGTCCTTTTTAAAGTGATAAGTTGTATAATCTTTCTTGTTCATCACAGCCTCATATATCTTGTCCTCAATCCCACCACGACTAAATATCCAATGAATATTTGCCTCTTTGACCCTATCTTTCGTTTGGATTCTTGCTCTTGCTTGCCAGTAAGATACCGCCGAGAAGTCAATATTTAAGAATATCAGCGCATCAGCAGTTGAGATGTTGACCCCTTCGCGACCTGATTGGATTTGTGAGATAAATATCAAATTGGTTGACTCATTGAACACAGTTGCCTCATTTGTCAAGTTTTCTGAGCCAAAAACATACCTTATTGCCATCTCCTCTGCGATGAACTTATAATATATGGCAATCTTTAACGAATTAAACTTTTCTTTAATGTATTCAACCTTTGAGTAATCCACAACCTTCGCCATCCTTTCAGGCTCATCAACTATCACAGTCCCACTATACACTTGGTGCAATTTTTGCATCAACTTGACAGCCGTATCCCCAAGCACTACCTGACCTTCTTTGTTCCTAACCACCTTATCAATCCTAAGCCTATTTGCAAGGGTATAGGTTGACTCAAGCATCTCAACATGGTGGATATGCTCATTTACAAGTGACTCAAAGCCTGCTTGCTCTTGGGTGAAAGTGAGGAACAAATGACCGCACAAGTCCATGACCATTTTCTTGTCAGCGGAATCGTAATTGTTAAATGACTGACCATTTATCTTCATCTTCTTCACGTTCACAAATTGCGTGGCCCATTTGTAGAAGTTAGCATAGTGCTCAAATGGTGAGTAACTGCTAACCCAGAACTGATGATAAAGCTGAGAGAATGACTCAGGGTTGGGTGTACCACTAAGATAAATGATAGGCTTACCAAAGCAAATGCGTTTTAACTCCTTTGCTCGTGCTGATGGCACAGGGAACGCTGCCAAGCTATGCGCCTCATCAATAATGATAAGGTCAAATGACTCATGCACATTTGCAAGTTGCTCATAGTTGGTGACATATATCCCCATCTCAATACCACTCACACTAAACTGGTTGACAATATCAGTAATTGCTTTCTTCTTAGTTACGAATAGAACTGACTTAGCACCAAACTTGTGGGCAGTTGCCATAGCAGTTAAGGTCTTGCCTGTGCGAACTTGCATTGCTAAATAAGCAATCTTATACTTCCTTAGCAGTTCAACCGCCTTATTACTTATCTTCTCCTGGTAATCTCTAAGTATCATAGCTTTTCTAATTCTTCTTGTACATCCATCCACCATTTCATTGTTGATGTAAGATCAGTATTTAGTGGATTGCTATGTGGGTTTGAGCATATTATTTCTTGAACAGCTACTAATGCACATTCAATTGCCACTTTTTTACTAACAACTTTTGACATATATCTAACTACTAAATATGCTGCTTTTTCTTTTGGTGTCATAATTCATCGTTTAAAATAATTACACAATCATTGCAACCTCTACCCTCACAATTCGGGCATACCTCATCAGGTTCATTCTGAGGCAATATTACAGACCTAACATACCCCATCAATCTGAACTGCTCAACAGTTACTTTGAGGTGTTGGACTGCTTCGCCAGAGTAGATCATGGCATCAATAAGTTCTCCTAAGAGTTTGTGTCTTTCGTAGGTGTTAAGGTCACCCCATTTAGGCAATTGCATTTCGGACATAGTGATTGTTTTTTTAAAGTGATAGTGTATAAAGATTTGCAGCATCGGCATTTAATCCAACTCGGCGTCATGTTGCGTTTCATCTTCTTCGTAATAGTTGCCATAAGTTTCAAGTTGCCAGAGTTCGTAAGGTGTCATTTTTAATTTTTTATCTAAAACATAAAACAATTCCCAAATTATTTTTATAACATTTACATTTATTAGTTATATAACTTGTAATGTTTTTAACTCCAAGTGCATTCTGTGCTTCATAAGCTGAATTAAATTCAAATATCAACTCTTTTTTTGAAACATCATAAACCTTTACTTTTCTATTTAAAGCACCAGATAATGAGGTTCTATTGTTTATGTTCATGGTTTTATTATTACTTCAATTGTTTTACCTCTAAGAATATCGGTTAATAGTCCATCAAGTTCCTCACGTTGTTCAGGGTTTAAAAGTGCCAACTTTTCAGTAAGCGAGTCATACGAAAATGCATCAGATGCAATCTCCTTTCTCATCCCTTCTCTCACCTCATCATCAAAGTGAGGGTAAGTTACAACATCTCTAAGTATCCAATTTAGCTTTAACGAATAATTGGCAAATATTGTGGCCCCACGAGTGCCTGGTGCTGACCTAACAAAATCCTTTGCATACTCATCAGCTAACTTTAAATGATGGATACATGATACAACTGAACTACCCATTGATGTCTTTTTTCATTCGTTCTAAATAAAGGATTGCATCCATAAGTTCTTCTTGCAAGTGGTTCATCCAATCCACAACATCAAGATCATTTCTCTCTAAGGTTGACCCGTACTTTGTGATGCCTCGTTGTGACCTTTCGTTGAACTTGTTCACCACTTGCTCTACAATTTTATCCTTCATTCTTGTGATGTGTTATTTGGTAAGATGTGCGCTTTGGCTTGATGTCCTCATTGATTGACTTCCAGAGTGAGAATGTTGTTTGGAATGTCTCCCAGTCCTTTGCTGACTCCTCAAGTGTTCTGGTGAGCAATTGCCAACCAATGCCTTGTATTGCTCCTCCCTTGCCGGCTGTCCTTGTCTTGGCATTGAGCCAAAGTATTGCCACTCCCTCAACATGGTAGTCGTATTCCTTCAACAACTCATTATAAGCCGCTAATTGTAACCAATACGACTCGTGCATATTGTTGGATGTCTTGATGTCAATAAGGTACTCCTTTCCATTTATCTCAAGCACTCTGTCAACTGTGCCTGCAAACCCAAGCACATCAGATGAGAAGTGCATCTCCATCATTCGCATCTTTGGAGTCTGTGTATTACAAAAGTCAACATACCTCTCAAACATCGCCCATTCAAGCATTTTGTACTTAGGCTTTCCATATTGGTTGACAAATGTCACTTCTTGGTGTTGGTCATATTGCTCAGTCAGTTCATGCACAAGTGACCCTCTGCGCCCTGCTTCATCACGAATGGTGTCAGCATCTTGCCCCACATCTTTGAGCCATTTAAAGAAGGCTGCGTCTTTTGGATAGGCTTCAAGAATTGTTGTAACTGATGGCACATAGTTGCCGTTTTCAGTAGCATAAAACCGATTGTCCACGAACTCAATTCGGCCTTTGTTGATGTCAATGTTGAAATTTTGCATTAGTGTTTGTTTAAAAGTGAGGAGTCAGAGCAGGACTCGAACCTGCAACGCACAACCATTATTAAGGATGAGTTAACCATTTACCCATTACGTGCTACCTGACTCTGTTAACTAAAAAGGAACTTCATCTGATTCTTCAGCCTTTGCACCAAATAGGCTTTTGGCATTGTTCTCAAGGAACTCCATCCTATCTGAGTCATCCCAAGTGTCTTTGCCTTTTACCTTGATCTTAACCAGGTCAGGCATACCATTTGGGTTCTCACGAGTAAATGCCCATTTTAACCCACTACCATTTTGGTTGAGGAAGCATACTGACTTTTTCTTGTCACCTTCAATGGTCAGCTTTGGGGTGATTTGCACCCTGTCAGAAAGCTTTACATTTGGCAGAGTCTTGAGGAAAGATGCGCTATAACCAGATGAGAAGTTCATCTCAAGCTGATAGTTCACACCATTTGACTCAACTTGCACTACCAAGAACTTGCCATAGTCACTTTCCTTTGTGCCTACTTCTTTGATTGTTCCCTCAAGAGAGTCATAGAACATCTCATAGACTTCGCGACCTGCCTTGTTGATGCGAGACACCGCACCTTCTGTCTTTTCTTTAAAACTCCTCACGAGTTTTCCGTTACTGATGCTTAAAAACACTTTTGATAAGCCTTGACTGTTAGTTAGTCCCATTTTGCTTTGTTTTATTGTTTAAAAATTCTTGCTTTGTTTGGTAGCACCTAAGTATCTCTGCCATTTTATCGTTGTAAACCATTTGGTCAACAGTTTGGCTATACTTGTACTCAAAATCCTCAATCTTATACCTAATGGCTTCTGCACTTCCTTTTGACATATAGTAGATGTCAAGGGTGAGTGAGTTGTACTCATCCCAAAAGGCTGACGGGATTTGATATAAGGTTCTGCGTTGTACCATTTTTTGTACATTACTCTTGTCATAATTAATCATCACTATCCCCACTAAACTACAAGCCAGAAGCAACAGGCATAGATATAGCATCTTGGAGTTGGTTTAATGTGTTGACCAATTTGATATAAGTTGATTGCCTCATCTTACCAGAGTTTTCTGCTCTGTTCACCGTAACTGTTGTAACACCACTAAGTGATGCCAACTTTTCTTGGGTTAAACCCTTTTGTTTTCTTAGTTCTCTAATTTCTTTCATTGCTATTTGTTTTTGTTTATAAAGCAAAGATATATACTTAATACATACAAAACACAAAATAGATATATATTTTTTTTAATAATATCAAAAAGAAACCCAACCATAGAAATAGCTGGGTTTTCCCTACATTAAATCAACCAAAAACTAATAGATGCTGTACGAAGTTTTGCCGTTCACTCTTGTTGCTCTCAATATCTGCTTTCTTTGCTTACCACTTGACTCATAGGAAACGTGTACCCAATCTGGGTTTTCTTTATCACCAAACTCAAAAATTAGCTGATCAAACTCAAGGTTATCCTTGATGTAATCAAACACCATCCTATTGGTCACTCCATTTGGTGTACCATCCATGTCAATATCAATCGCTTCGCCCTGGCAATGCTGTGATGTCAATGATCCACCAATGGCAGCGTTCAATTCTTTGCTTCTATATCCAGATGAGATAATTATAGGACACCTAAAGTGAGTTCTTATTGGTTCAAATATCTTCTCAGCAAGTAGTTTAAAGTTTGCAATGTGTGCCTCTGTTGGCATATTGCTTATTCCTTTACGTTTTGCTGACTCGCTTCTTGTTACTTCCGACAAATCAAGATGCTCCGACAATTTCATTTCCTAAGTTTTAAATATATAAAAAGTGCAATAAGAACCAAAAGGGATATTAACCAATTTAAGCGACTATCTGCTTTTGACTTGTAATCATTTGCCAAGTTAATTAAACGAGTGCTATCAGCTTGCAATAGCCTTACACGAGCATTGTCTACAATGAATGACTTAATGGTATCGTGAATGGTTATTGACTTAGTTATTTCACGAGTTTTCCACTTTGTGATGTAGGTTGTATCATTAAGGACATAGGTATCGGTAAGGGTATCAATCATTACCAATGTATCAACCTCAACAAGTGTATCAGACTTGACAACAAAAGTAGTGTCATTCGCACACCATCCACCTTTAACCACAACCTTTGCGACTTCTTCAAGTTTATCTTGGTCACGCAAAACCTGCTTAACAGGGTTGCAACCAATAAGTAAAAGCAATAAAAGACTAATCTTTGTTCTCATCCTTCTTGAATATTTTCTCAGCACTTGTCAAACCAAGGCAACCAAACGCAAGAGCAGACACAGAGTAAACAAGTGCTTCTGATGGTTCAGTTTCGTAGAATGAGTTATGGTACATTGTAACGCAGATGATGACTACGCAAGTAAAACCGCAAAGTCGCTTCATT